CTACTACACAGGAAAGGCACCTATAGAGGTCTACGAAGAAGAACCATTCCCATATAAAGTTCGGGACAAAGAGGCATTGCAGAGGCATATGGATGGGGATGAGAAGTTGAGTAAGGTAGAACTCAAGATTAGATACTATGACATTATGCTTAAGTTTTTAGAAGAAGTTATTAAGACTATTTCTAATCGCACTTATCAAATCAAAAATGCCATTGAATGGCACCGTTTCCAAGCAGGATTTAACTGAGGCATAGATGCCTCTTTTTTATTGGCAATAAATATTTGTATCGGAATGATATAAAATATGAGTCATTTGATTATATCTAAAAAGAATGAGGTATACCTTCAAGTTGAAGCAGAACCGCATGTCTACTACGAATTAAGAGACGCATTTCAATTCGAAGTACCAAATGCTAAATTTGCCCCCGCTTATAAAAATAAGTGGTGGGATGGATTCATTTATTTGTTTAATGTAAATACTAGAGAAATATACGTTGGTTTATTAGATAAACTTATAAGATTCTGCGAACAACATAATTATACCTACGAGTTTAGAAATAATAAGTATTATGGTCTTCCTTTTGAGGTGAATGAAAATATTTCAAAGGAAGGTGTAAAAGATTATATGACTGCAATCAGTAAACACGCCCCACGCGACTACCAAGTTGAGGGAGTATACGACGCCTTGCGACATAATCGAAAGTTGTTGATATCTCCAACTGCTTCTGGAAAGTCGTTGATGATATACTCTGTTGTGAGATATTACGTTGAGAAGCAGCAAAATATTCTGATAGTTGTTCCAACGACTTCCCTTGTAGAACAAATGTATAAAGATTTTGCAGATTATGGATGGGATGTTGGTTCATATTGCCACAAAATCTACGCTGGAAAGGAAAGAGAAACAGATTCTCAAGTCATTATTACCACTTGGCAAAGTATTTACAAATTGCCTAAGCAGTATTTTGCTAGATTTAATGTAGTCGTAGGAGATGAAGCACACCAGTTTAAATCCAAGTCATTAATATCTATAATGACAAAACTTTGTGATGCAAAATATCGTTTTGGATTTACTGGAACACTTGATGGTACACAAACACATAAATGGGTACTAGAAGGATTATTTGGACCATCTTATAAGATTATTAAAACTGATGAATTGATGAAGAAAGGTCATGTTGCCAAATTGGATATTAATATTCTTCTATTAAAACATCCACCGAATAAGTTTGAAACTTTTGAGGACGAGGTTCAATATATTATCAATCATGAGAAACGTAATAAGTTTATCAAGAACCTAGCAATTGATCTTAAAGGTAATACACTTATTCTATTTTCCAGGGTTGAAGGTCATGGACAACCTTTATACGAACTCATAAATAAGAGTGCGTCTGAAGATCGTCATGTATTCTTTGTTCATGGTGGTGTGGATACTGAAGAGAGAGAACTTGTAAGAGAAATTACCGAGAGAGAAAATAATGCAATCATCGTTGCTTCTTACGGGACTTTTTCTACTGGTGTTAACATTAGAAATCTACATAATGTTATCTTTGCTTCCCCTAGCAAATCAAGAGTCAGAAACCTCCAATCAATCGGAAGAGTCTTAAGAAAAGCAGATAATAAAACAAAAGCAACTCTATATGATATTGCTGATGATATTAGTTATAAGTCAAGAAAAAATTATACGCTCAATCACTTAATCGAAAGAATCAAAGTTTATAACGAAGAAAACTTTAATTATGATATTGTAAACATACCGCTTAAAAACTAATGGGAGAAGATTTTTATTGTATTTTAAAACTAGTTTCTGGAGAAGAAATATTATCACACATCATGGTGGATGATGAAGATGGGGATCCCATTATCATATTACAGAAACCACTTGTTGTAAAGATATTTTCTAATCAAGGAGTTCAGTATATAAAAGTAAAACCTTGGATAGAATTATCAGATGATGATATCTTCATCATTAAACTAGATAAGGTAATAACAATGACTGAAACTACTGATGAAAAACTTATTGAACTTTATGATAATTTTATAGTAGAAGACAGTATTAAATCTTATAGTAGTGGAGTTGTGAAACCATCTTCAAAAATGGGATATGTGTCTTCTGTGGAAGAGACTAGAAAAAGACTTGAAAGATTATTTAAAGAACCTTTATTTAATCTTACACCAAACAACCTTCGGTTGTTTAACATCACCTGCGGTGATGTTGTGTTTTGCTTATTATTTTAACCGGATCTTTAAAACTTATAGATATGATATCCATCAACGGGGACAAACCTAGTCTATATGGATTTTTGATACTTGTCAAGCCCCTTCACAGTGTGGTATAATTACAACATCGCATATCAGATGAGAATGATGCCATGCCCAAGAAAAAACCAGAACACTATGTGAATAATAAGGAATTATTAGAGGCACTTATAGTGTATAGAGGTAAAGTTGCCAAAGCAGCAGAACTATATTTTGAGAAATATGGCGAACAACCACCAAAGTCTGGTTACTGGGAAGGAAAACCAAAGATTCCAAATTATCTTGGAGAATGTTTTTTAAAAATTGCAACTCACCTTTCATATAAACCAAATTTTGTAAATTATATGTTTCGTGACGATATGATCTCGGATGGTATAGAAAATTGTGTTCAATATATTCATAATTTTAATCCAGAAAGGTCACAAAATCCATTCGCTTATTTTACTCAAATTATTCATTATGCATTTTTGCGTAGAATTCAAAGAGAAAAAAGACAGTTGGAAATTAAAACAAAGATTATTGAACGCACTGGGTTTGATGAGGTTATGATGATTGACGACAGTTTGCTTTCTGGTAGCAGTTCGGACTATAATACAATGAAGGACAACATCCAATATCGCAGTAACCGATGAAATGCTCCATAGTGTATACATAAGTATAACACTATGGAGCAATATGGTTAATCAATATAGTGGTGTCGGAAGAAAAAATAGATTACAAGCAATAGTAGATGGTAAGAAAACTTATGAGGGTTCTACTGCCTGCAAACATTGTGGTAGTTATGAAAAATATGTTAGTAGTTATAATTGCGCCCCTTGTGCTATTAGAAGGGGACTTGAAAAACTGAACAATGAAGAACTGATGAAACCCTATAGAACAAAGGAGAAGAAACAAAAATATTGTGAGGATAACAAGGAAAAAGTTAATGGGATAAAGAGAAAATATGCAAGAACGGAAAGGGGTAAGGCAGTAAATTGTGAAAAACAACGAAGACGATATGCTAGGTTAAAGCAAGGTATTCCAATTGAAATTACAGAGCAACAACTTCGTAAAATACAGGAAATATATGAGGAAGCACAGCACTTGACTTTTACCACTGGAGTGCAGTATGATGTAGACCACATCGTTCCTTTATTTGAGGGTGGACTACATCACCCAGATAATCTTCAAATTATTACTAACGAAGAACACCTTATGAAAACTGCACAAGAAAATAGTAGGAGGCAACAAAAGTGAAGGTTGGTGTAATTTCGGACACTCACTGGGGCGCGAGGAAGGGTTCCAAGTATCTCCACGACCACTTTGAACTCTTCTATAAAAATGTCTTCTTTCCTGCCCTTGAAGAGCACGGGGTAGAAGCAGTCATTCATATGGGTGATGCTTTTGATAGTCGTAAGTCAATTGATTATCAAAGTCTGGAATGGGCGAAGAGAGTTGTTTTTGAACCTTTGCGCAATTATGAGGTTCATATGATCGTTGGTAATCATGATTGTTATTATAAAAATACTAATCATGTGAATTCCCCAAGTCTTCTTCTCAAAACTTATTCAAATATTAAAACCTATAGTTCCCCAACAAATACAAAGGTTGGTGGAATTGATATGACTTTCATTCCATGGATTTGTAGTGAGAACTATGAAGAAACGATGGATGTAATCAAAAAGTCAAAGGCAAAGGTTGCATTTGGACACTTAGAACTTCAGGGGTTTCGTGTCAATCGCAATTTGATTATGGAGGAACATGGACTGGATTCGAATATTTTTTCAAACTTCACAAAGGTATTTTCTGGTCATTACCATACT